TTGCCCGGCGTCGAGCGCGGCCGATACAGCCTCAGGCTTCACGCCGAGGTCTGCGATGGCGGACGCGAGGAAGGTCTCCTTGGCGTTCGCCTCAACGCCCAACAGGGCGAGCAGCTTGGATTTCATTGTGTTGGTAATCGCGTCCACGATGGGCGCGGAAATGGGGTTGGCCTCCTCGGCCATCGTCGGCTCCTCCACGCGAGTCAGCGCGGAGGACAGGCGCGCAACGATGACGTCGGTCTCCTCGAAGACGCCGGGCGTCGCGGTCTCGCGGTACACTTCGACAAGCGCGGCCGGGTCCTGGGCGGTCGCGTCAACCGAACCGTCGTTGCCCAAGGCCGTGCCGGTCGTGAGAACCTCGACAACCTCACCCGTGGTCTCGCCTCCGTTGTAAGGCAGGGCCACGTAGTCGCCAACCATGAGCGCATCGGGCGATGCGGCGCGGATTGCGGCTTGTGGGGCGTTGCGGAATTGGCCGGGCGCAAGGCTGGCCTGGATGGCTCGACCGTTGGAAACCTCGGTAGCCCATCGGCCTTGCACGGCGGACGCCGCGTCGAGCCAGGTCTCAGCATCCATCAGGCTTGCGATGGCCTCGCGGGATAGACCGGTCGCGGCCATGTAGGTCTCGACCATGTCCACCCGCGCCTTTTCCAGCATGTCGGCGTTGTTCCTCATTGCCGAGGCATCGCCGCTCGCAGTGTTCCACGGGTTGTGAATGACGAGGTAGGAGCCCCGAGGCATCGAACGCTTGCGGCCCGCGAGGAACGGCAGCGTGGCAGCGGATGCGGCCCGGCCGTCGATGACGGTGTCAACATCGCCGCGGGCGCGGATGGCATTGAAAAGACGAAAGCCTTGGATCATGTCCCCGCCGTCGGAGTCGATGCGCACGACGACGTCGCCCCTGGCTGCGGACAACGACGCGAGAAACGCCTCGGCGGTTTTGTCGGTTATCAGGCCCTTGATGGAAAGCTCGGTGCTCATTCTGCGGGTGCCGCCACAATCTCGGGCGCGGGTTGGACCTTGTTCGGGTTCAGAAGCCACTCCATCGGGATCCCTTGCGCGTCCGAGATCTCCTTCGCCAGCAGGTAATCGCTCGCCCGTTGGTTCAAGTGGTCGCGGGTGCTGATGGACTCCTCCGACAAGATTTCCGTGAGGCTTCGGATTCCGACGGCGAAATCCTCGCGTCGGTTCTGGGAATCGCGGCCCATGTCCACCGAGTAAATCGGCGGGACGGTGAGCTCCCAATTCCACCAATCGGTCGCAAATGGGATGTCGCCGCGTCGCATGTAGGAGGCGACGGCATAGAGGAGGATCGCCTTGGCTGGGCCGTCCATCACTTCCTGCCTCGTTTTGATGACGCGGCCCACTTGCCCCACCATTGACCGCACGCCAGCCCCGCCAATCTTGGAACTGTCCCATGCGAACTCGTAGGGCAATCCCATGCCCATCAGGGCGGAGCGGGTCAAATGCTCCATCAACGCGAGCCACCCGTTGCCGGGACGCTCGGCCTTGTGCGTGTCAATCTTGCCCGTGGTCTTGATCCAGCGGATGAGCCCACGCTCAAACGTCTTGTGCTCCAGCGTCCCGGGCTTGCCTGCGGTTGGGAGGTTCGCCGCTCCGATAGCCTCCTTGGAAAGCTCGCGACGGCCGGTTTCATTGCTCTCGATCAGGGCGAGGGACGAGTTGATTTTCGCGGCGATTTTCTCGGCCGCGACCGTCTCTTGCAGGTCGTACCAATCGAGGATGCCGCCGCACAACGACGGTATGCCGCGAACCTGGGAGAACCATTGAGGATCACGGAACCAGACGACGGACTCGGCGGGGATGAGGTTCCAGACGTAGGGCACCGAAACGCCCTCGTAGGGCATGACGTTGAACGCAACCGGTCGCTCGTTGTCGTCCACCACGACGCCGCAGCTGCACTTCATGCCCGCATATCCTGCGGTCTCAGGCGCGTTCGGGACCGTGGCCCATTGGCCGTAGGCTCCCGCGCTTTGAGGCTGGCCAACGCGGTCGGCCTCGACCCATCGGATGCGTGGCCCGCCGGTCTCCGGGTCGGTGGTGAGAATGGCGAAAACGTCGCCGTCTCGATCGAGCGAAAGGCACGCGGTGCGCAACGATTGACGCCAGGAGAACCCACGCCCCCGGATGTCGCACGTGTCCATCCATCCATTGATGACAGCCTCGGCGATGGCCCGGAAGCGTCCGTCCGTGCCCTTGTAGGTCGGTTGCCAAGCCCAGCCGATGGCGTAGTCGGCGAGCTTCATGCAGGCGCCTTTGACCAGCCCGGAGCCTGCGTACAATGCCCGCGCATCGGACAGCATCGCCCGCTGCCGGGTTTGCGGGATCATGGCCCACGTGGGCTTGTCCACGACGGGGCGTGTCCCGCGTTCGCTGCTGTCGGGCGTCGCGGGATAGAGGAACGGAGACGCGGTGAACGACGATTGAGCCAGGACGGGCCCGCGCTTAAGCGAGCCGAACGTCATGGAGGATTTGCGGTTGCGGCTCATTGGAACCTCCCAACCGCCTCGTTGGGCGCGTCGATGACGGTGTCGTCAACCTGGGCAAGCGCGCTTTGGATCTCCGCTTGCCATGCGGCGAGGCTAAGGTCCGCGTTCGGCCCGTAGGTGAACGAGGAACCGTTGACTGATGCCGACGTGACGTGCCCAGCCCCGGGCGTCATGGCCTGCACTGCGGCCTTGTAGCGGGCAAGCTCGGCCTGCATTTCCGCGAGGGAAAAGCCGTAGTAGAGCCCGAACTGGACCGAGGCGAATGCCATCTCGGCGCGGCGAAGTATCGACCGCACCGAGGAAGTCAATCACTTTTTTCGTCGGCGTTTCCACTGGGCAGGACGTCGTCGCCGATGAGACCGGCCATGGATGCGGCGAGAATCTGGATGACTTCGCAGTCGAAATAGTGGTTTTCGTCCAGCTTTTTCCACTGATGCGAGTAGGTCACGCCGTCGGCCTTGAAAACTTTCACCTTGGCCTCTCCGTTCATCTGCCGGGCGTAGTCGTGGCCGTGGTCCATCGCTGCCGTCCACATTGGAAGCCCGTCGGAACCAACCTGTGAGCGCAGCACTTCCAGCCGGTCTTTGGCAACGTCACCGGCGAAATACCATTTGAGGACAAGCCTCTTGTATGCGCTCGGCTCGCGCAACATGGGGTCCACGTAGCGAGGCTCGTCCCACATCCTCCAGACTCCATCGTGGTGCTTGAAATGCTTCCGCTGCTGGGAGTTGACCGCGTGAAATCCATGCTCAGCGCAGATGCGGAAGACGTTGCTCGTATTGTATTTGGAATCCACGAACACGCGGGAGTCGCACGTGACGACGTTCTGATGGTCGGCAAAAAACTTGCCCACGAGGACGTTGTTGTGGACGGCGAACGCCTCAACCTCATGGGGCGTGAGAAGCCGGGCGCGGTCCACCAGGCGAGAGCGTCCGTCCCTCGCCCACGATCGCACGACGGCCCAAAAATGATCCCGCTGGACGTCCACCGCGAGGAACCGATAGGGGCGGCCCTCGGCGTCCTTGGCCTCGTCTGCCCAAGCCTCGTGCAACGTGTACGGCCCTACCTCAATCTGCGGAGTCTCCACACCCTCGTAGCGATTATGGGACCACGCCTCGCACAACCGTTTGATCTTGAACTCCCGCATCATGGATGGGTCGCCTGACCGCATCGCATTCATGGCCGTTGCCCACTCGGCCGCGACGCTCGGCCAGGAGTCGGTCGCCAACGCGTTGAACCGGAACCCGACGACGTCGGGCAGGCTGTTTGCGTTCGTGCGCCGGTAGCCCGCGCCTCGGGTGCGGTCGTTCATTTGCCGTTGGACCGCAGGCGTCCACTCGATGGCGGCGCATCCGCATGGAGGTTTGCAACGGACCGTCTCGGACGTCTTTGCCACGTTCAGCCGCTTGCCCTCGTCGGCAATCTGTTCGAGCGGGAACATCTCCTGCCCCCATCGAGGGACGAATGCAAACCCGCACGCGGGGCAGGCAAGATGCCATTCGTGGCACGTCGAGGATTCCCACATGATGTCCAACTCATGGCCCTTGTCCGGGGCGGTCGTGGTGATGACGTGCTGGCGTCGCCACCCGTAGCTGTCGGCCCGCTTGAAGATCTCCGCGATGGCCCTCTCGGGATACTGCCATGCCTCGTCGAGGTACAGGGTTTGACCGCTTCGCCCGTTGCGGTGCGCCTCAACCTCGGCGGACAGAAGCTCCACTGGCGCGCCCGGGAACCGGAAGAGCAAACCCCGGCCTCGGGCGTCCGGGTCCGTTGGGCGCACGCGGCGGATGGCCTCGGTCCCGTCGAGGAGAGGCTTGAGCTTGGCGTCACTCAACGAGCGAGAGTCAACGGAGGTTCTGGAATACCAGACCGTCCGGCGCGGCGACATGGCGACGTTGCGGGCCAGGTGAAGTTGCGCGGCTAGGGTCTTGCCCCGCTGCGGAGGCATCATGGCAATGAGCGTCTTCCCTGTGCCCGCGTCGAGAGCGTCGAGGAAATCCACGATCTGCGGCCACTCCTCGCGTCGGAATGGGCGGCCGTCGAGGGTGACGTTGCGCTCTGCCCATGTTGCGGTGGATGCCCAGCGGGTCATTCGGTGAGGGAGTTTGCAGCCCGCT